CATAGTTACCTGAAAGCGTATTTGCGATGATGTCAGCTTGAATCTTCTCAAGTAGTTTCGTGCCTAAGTAGTTTTGTATATGGATGTCTTGAGCAATCTTGATAAACTGAATGAACTTGTCAACATCAACATTTCCGTTTACTGCGGTGTAACGCACCAAATCGTCTCTCGTAATTAGTAGTGCAGTTGCCATTATTTGTTTCCGTAAATAGGGTTAGTAGGTAAAAATCCGTTGTGAGGCATATCAACTGGCATCATAGCAACTTTCTGCGGGTTTCTCAATCGGTAACCTGCCTTTTCAGCCTTGTTAGTACTGATGGTTTTAGCGTTAGGGTTTGTCGGGTCGATTCCCATACCCTCTTCAAACGATACGTACGTTCTACGTAACCATTTGTGATGGCAGTTGCCTCCGCCTTTGTACAGGAAGATGTCGTATGTAGCGGCTCCATTTGGGCCCCAACCAGAATTTACTGCTTGCTGGCTCATTCTCTCAATGTCTTCTTTGCGATAAACCTTTTCAGCAGCAGTCATTTTCTTGCAGAACTCACGAGATTTAGCACTCGTCTCTCCTGAATAAACGTAGCGAGTAATAAACTTGAATCCATCAATTACCTTATCTTGCTCGGATTTAGCTTTAGGGTTAGCAGTTCCAGTACTTACGAAGTTGTAAACCTTTGATAAAAGTGATTGCTTACGAGTGCTTGCCATTTCAATCTCCTTATCAATAGCATCCTCTTGGTCGTAATCAACCTCGAACTCGTCAATAAGTACCCACTTCTCATCAGGTGTTTCTCCTAAATCAATAAGTCCGTCTGCAATCTCGTTATCTAATGGTTCTTGTTTTGATAGCTCAGTTCCCGTCTCTTCAATTACTTGCTCTTCAGTCATAGCATTTTCAAGGTCTACAAATTCAAGCGGTTTAAGCGTCTTAAAGAATAAGTTAAGTGAAATGTTGTTGAAAGCAAGAATCTTGTCTAAGGCATCAATTATTTCCTCTTGGAAAGGCTTAATGACCATATTATTAAACAACACAAATGAGTTCTCTAACTCATCAGCGTTTGAACTGAATCCGTTAGACGAAGCAACTCCGAATAATAGCGGTGATGTTACGTTGTGTCCGAGCATTATTTTACGCAAACACTCTTCACTTAAATATGTGTAGTGGTCAGGTGCGTCATTAAGTGGAATGTCCTCAACTGTAGTTCGTGTGTCCATATTGTCGTTGAACGCTACGATTACTTTTTGACCTTTAGAACCAGTCAACTTACCAAGAACTTTGCTTGAGATGATTTCTTGTTGCTCTAAAGTAGGCACTCCATTGTTGAAGTTTACAACCTTAGTTCCTGAGAATCCGTTTTGTACTTCGTTGATTAAGTAGTCCGATACTTCCTCCTCTAAAAGTGCGTAAGGAACTGCTCCTTGATAGTCAGGATAAGCATAGTACTTCATTCCTACTGAATATGGCTTAGAGAATAGGATTTCTACCTTTTCGTTGCTGAATCCAAAGGCAGGGAAACGCTTAGGCACATACTTTTTAACATCCGACCAATCATCAGAGTAGTAGTAACCCTCAATCTCTCCGTCTTTATTGCACTTCTCAGCTCTCAAAAGATTCACGGGAATGTGGTAAGCCTTTAATATTCTATCGTGCTTATCGTTGTAGTGTACCTGAATAGCAAACTGACCAAATAACTTTCGGTCAAAAACAATCTTGCGAAGACAATCTTTAGACATCAATGTCATCATTTGAGCATACTCATTCGGCTTCTTGTTTCCGTCAGTAGCTGAAAGTCCTTTCCCGTAGATAAGTCTCGCTATGTTGTTAATTATAGCGTTGTTCGTGGTTGAGTTGGTGTAGCGGTCAATTAAAAACTGGTAGTAATTGTTATCTCCGTTGGCACTATCATAGTTTACCCAAGCATCTCTCTTACTTTCTTGGATTGTAGGAGCGGTGTAGGCAGATAGATTTAGTACGTGTACGTTGTTACTCATAAACTATATAAGTGTTAGAGGTTGTATTTGAAGTGTATTGACCTGCGTTAACTGAGAATGTAGTTACGTTTTGGTCTGTACAGAATATTCGGTCTTTGTAGACGATTGTGCTTCCTTGTTTTAGTACGAGGTCGTAGAAGTGACCCTCAGTTAAATCAAATGTAGCAGTGACATTTACTACATAGTCATTAGCTGCAATTTGAGTGATTGCTACGGTGACTGGTGTGTTAGTTTGGTCATCCGTAATTACCATTGTACTGATTCCGCTTCTTGGAATGCAAGCAAAAGTTTGAGGTAGTGAAGATGTAGTTAGTACTATCATACTATAATAACCAATTCACTATAGGTTTGTTTTAAATAAAAAAGGGAGACCTAAGCCTCCCCTTTCACGCTATGAAACTATTTACTATGAAGTAACGATTGTAGCTGAACCGAAAACGTCTCCAGCACCACCTGCCAAGTCTGCCTCCGATGAGCAGTCAAGTAAGTTAGCGTAGAGTTTCTCAGTACCTACGAAAGTAAGTGTGTAACCGTTTAAATCGCCCATTGCAGTACCGTTAGATACGTTCGCAGTAGTGATTTCCATTCCGTGCTCTAAACCTGCAAGGAAAAATTGGTTGTTGCGGTTTTTAACTACGATGTGAGGTCTTCCGTATGCCATCAATTTCACGTTTTTGTGAGTTGTAGCATCTTGTTTTTTAAGGGTAACGGTAAGAGTTTGCTCAGCAAATGTAGTTCCGTTCTCACGAGATGAGTTGTATACTTGGTCAAAAGAGTTAGTTCCTTTGAGTTCGTATTTGTATAAGCTGGTTACTCCTGCTATTTCTTGAATAGTGTCAGTACCAGTAACGTAGGTAACATCTCCAGCAGGAGATTCTACTGGATTATAGTCTCCGTAATTGATGAAGTAGATAGCGTCAATACCACCTACTACGTCTTTACATTTTTCTAAGCGACCATTAGCTATTTCACAAGACATATTTTTAAGTTTTAAATGTTATTAAAAAGGGAGGAGCGTATACCCCTCCCCGTTTAGTTTAAGTTAAGCTAAGATTAGTTAGCAGAGTTTGTGATACCGTAAGTAACAACGTCTTCAGCAAAACCGTATTTAGCGTCAGCAGTGAATCGCATAATAATACGAACATTGTCATCGCCTAAAGTTTCAGCAGTATCAATCACACGTACTTCGTTCATATCGTTCAAAAGACCAGTAGCGAAGTAAAGGTTAGATTTTTGTGAAAGCAATGCAGTGTTGTTAGCAAGACCGTTAGCAACAAAAATACGAACACCATCAAAGTAAACATCACCAAGTTGTTGGTTAGTTCCTTTGTTGTCGTAACCGTTAGCACCTACACCTGAAGCAGCAAAGCCACCCAAAGCACGTACATAAGCACGGTAGATATTTTGTGAAACATAAAGGTTCAAGTCTTCTTTTCCGTAAAGAGCGGCAGGGCAAGCATCAACGATTTTACCAAGCTCTGCGATTACGTTAGCAGCAGTTACAGTTGTACCAGCAACTTCTTGAGCAGCAGGAAGAGATGCATCAGTAGTTAATTGTGTCATAATACCTGCGAACTCACCCGCAGTTGCGTTGACACCTCTCCAAATTGTAGTTTCCATTGCAGCAGCAACTTTCTCAGCAGCGTGTGCGATAAGGAAATCGGAGAAGTTTTTAGGCATTGTATCAAATGCAGAGTAACCCATTTGAACGGCCTCCCAATCGCTTCTTAGCGGTTGCTTACACAAAAGTAAGTTCACTTGGAAAGACTCAGGCTGTAATACACGCTCAGTCAAAGTGATTGTACTTGTAGGGTCGAAGTCGCAGGTTGCGTTCTTGATGATTCCATCTGTACTCAAACGCTTAATAACGCTCTTATATTTCACGTTAGGCATTACGGTGATACCACCTTTGTCTAATGTTGGTGCAGATAACAACGCAGCAGCGATGTACTTACCTGCAAATTCGCCAGCGTATGATGACGAAGTAATTACTGGATTTGGCATTTTAAATTATTTTAATGATTAAAGATTAGAAATTTTTGAAAGGATTGAATCCATTGTAGAGCGTGGTCTATTTTGACCAAATGTGAACGCTTCTACTTTAGTTTCGTTTTCAGGGTTGAATGAAATAGGTTTAGGCTCTTCGCTCAATTCAACTGGTGCGACTTCTTCTGCAACTTCAGTTTTTGACAAAGCGATTTGTGCTTTCAACTCTTCGTTTTCTTTTTTAAGAGCTTCGATTTCGCTAAAGAAAGATTC